GAATATGTCAGTACCACATAGAAGTTTATGGTTATTACAGAACTTCAATATCAAATACTCTCAAAATGAAATGATTGCAATAATGATACACGATGGAATGTATGACGATGGAAACGTTTCATACTTTAAATCATATGACAAGCATAGAAAAATGCACAACCATATGCCATTATTATTACATCATGCTGACCATATGGCTAGCCAAATTGAATACGAACATTGGAAATCTAATCAGGGTGTTACAGCAAGTATGACAAATACACAAAAGTCAGCAGTAGCAGCCACAGCTCATAAACCTAAGAAGGTTACTGGAAAAGTATCTACATCAGAATCGGATGCACAGGAACTGTTTAAGGGGTTATTCGGAGACTCATAATGGAATATATGTTATGTACCATTATACTAATACTTACATTAGTTGTTATAAACCTAATTCGAAAGTTTGACCAATCACAAGATACGGTTGAACAAATTGAACTTGAACAAAAATCTATTTTATTAAACTTAAATAATACGTTTGATAATCTAAGAGAAATTGATTCAAAGGGTGGATTCGCTAGTGATGATGAGGTAGGACAAATATTTGATGCAATTAAAGATGAAATTAATGGCTTAGAGGCAATATATGGAAGTAATGATGAGTAAGAGTCCAGTCGATATATTTTATGACAATTTACCAATGTACGAAGAAGAATTGGAGATATTATTAAATCCAAACGTTGTTCGTAGAGGTAGAAAGCGTAAAAATAAAATGTATTTTACGCCAATAACTGAAAAAGCAATTATCGCATATAATATTGAACCATCAAAAATTAAACGTGACAGATTATATAACGCACACATACATTATTCAATGTGGAAGTTAACGCAAAATATAATTAATAGGTTTAGATTTCCATATATGGATGGAACAACTGAAGATAAGCAATATGAAGTTATGGGATTTGTTTTACAAAAATTGAATAAATTTACAGCTGAAAAAGGTAAAGCATTTTCATATTTTAGTATTGTTGCAAAAAATTATTGCATTCAAACAAATAATAAAGCATACGCTAGATTGAAAACTAAAGATGATGTATTATCTATAGATAAAAATAGAAATATTGTTAATGAAGTTGGAAATACTGAACGATTGGCTGCAATAAAAGAATTTATGGATACGTTTATAGATTATTATGAACGAAAAGTTGAAACAATATTTACTAAACAGTATGAGCGTAGAATAGCATATGCAATATTGGAATTGTTTAAACAACGTGAAAACATTGAAAAATATAATAAGAAAGCGCTATATTTGTTAATACGTGAAATGACAAATGAACGCACACAAGATATATCTAAGGTTGTTAACATCATAAAGAAAGAATATATTGAAAAATACAATATGTATGAAGACAAACTTAGTTAAAACATTGTTATGTAACATATAACGATCATAGGCAATATTGCCAACAATAAATACAAGGAGAATATAATATGGATTACGTTTTTAAGTACGCAGAAGGATTTTTATCTGGATTATTCGGATTACTTATGTCAATTTTACCAATTGCAATTTTATTTCAGGTTTTAACCGGAGGAGTTGTTTTTGGGATGGATGTTATTGGAAACATTAGCACAATCATTAGTTACATTGGTAATGGCGGATTTGTCGGCTTAGTAACACTAGTTGTTGTTATGTCGTTCTTTGCTAACCCAAAGAAGACTAAAAAATAGATTACATACCAACATATTGTTGATAATTAACCCCAATCTTTTGATTGGGGTTTTTTTGTTTCATATATTTATATTAAACAAAGGAACAGTACAATGGAACAAGGTGATGACATATTCGAGGGTAAGACATTTTCCGGATTAATGAAGAATATATATGATAATTCGATCCGAAAAGAAGCCCAAATAGCTGAACTAATTAAGCAATTGCAACCAATGATTAAGAACATCGGAGATGCAACAATATTAGTGCCAATAATAAAAGACTACTTAGATGTAGCAGTTAAAAATGACGACCATTTGATTAAGATGGCAGCAATAGTTCAACGTGCAGAAGGCAGATCATCGTCGAATGCTAGTGGTGGAACATTATTGACGCCTGAAGAAAAGAAACAACTATTAGATGCAGCAGCTGAAATGGAAGACAAATAATGGCTGGAGTAGTTTGGAACGATAATACGCTACATGATGGATATTCATCATCAAAAACATCAAGTAAGCAGCCGAATGGATATTCATTGGGAATTGTCGCATCACAAGCCACTGATGGAATTGGTAGTGTAACATGTAAACTATTGCGTCAATCTGGCGAAATACAAACAATAGTAGCTCATCCAATCGACGCAAACAGTTTCACAATGCCATTAATAAATGAATCAGTATTTTTATTCAACAGTTCACACGATTCAGACTGGTACTATACTGGCATCCTCAACAACACATCAAACATCGGATATATGTTAAATGATAAAATAACAATATTAGATGACGGTGAACCACCAGAAGAAACAATCAAGAAGCAACCAACTGACAGGAATATAATTACTCCTGGTCAAACAATATTACAAAGCCGATATGGTTCATCTATATTAATGGGAGCCAAACATGACGCAATACAGTCGGATTGGTCATTAGATGGCGAAGATGGAGAACCGATAATCATTATTAGAAATGGTAAATCAACTTCCCCAACAATCAAAGATGACAGCGCTCAAATTGTACTGACGTCTGATCAATCCATCCCAACATCGGCCAAAGCCCCACTCACATTTGAACGACCTGACCAATACGTCGGTAGTCAAGCTATAATCGAAGCTGATAGAATAGTATTCCATGCTAAAGCAGATAGTTTAGTTTTGTCTGCTGTAGATAATATTGGAATATCAACAAATAGCTGGGCAGTTGATGTCGAAGTCCTCATGACACAAATCGAAGCGTTGACAAAGGCTATGATGGCGTTAACGATTCCAACTAGTCTTGGTCCTGGAATGCCAATAAATATAGCTGATTTTTCCAAAGTACTGATTGAGCTAAACAAGATGAAACAATAATATTGCAAACAGCTTAAAACCAATCCTATTAGATATTTATAATAAACATAGGAGTGAGCAATGACGAAAAAAGATTTGGTAAAAATTATCAAAGCGGTTGTACAACGAGAAGTTGAATCTGCTGTCAAAACGCAGATTAGCGAAATGATGGATACAACCCCACCAGTGAAAAACTATACGCAACAATTATCGCTTAATGACGCAATCAATGAGACAGCAACTGCAGCAGAGCCGGAATGGCCAACTATGCAAAACTTCACAAGTGATATGCGTTCACAATTTATGGCAATGAATAGTAATACACCTCATACGCCAGCTATGACTGACATTAATAATCGTCCAGTCGACACATCCAAACTTGATCCATCATTATCGTCTGCATTAACTAGAGACTATTCAGAATTAGTTAAACGATTCAAATAATGGCTAAGCTGGACGAACATATACACCGAATAAATCCTCTAGACTTAGAGGTTGATATTGCTATCGGCATCGGTCTTCCAATGTCTGGCGATAAATTTGGCACATTCAACCTAAATTATACGTCAAAGGAACAGATTATATCAAATTTGAAAAACCTAATATTGACAATGAAGGGTGAACGTGTTATGGAGCCTGAGTTCGGAACAAATATATATAGACTAATGTTCGAAACAGCTGACACAGTCACATTAAATAAACGAATCAGATTAGACATAACATCAAGTATCAAACGATGGATGCCTGGTGTACAAATATCGGCAGTCGATACAACCATGCTCGACCATACAATGAATATATCAATATCATTTGTAGTACCAAACTTCAACATATCAGACACATTTTCAATGGAAATAAATAGGGCATAATAATGGGCAAAGACATTAAATATATAAACAAGGACTTTAACAGTATAAAAGCTGAGTTGACGGCATACGCTAAAAACTATTTTCCGACAACGTATAATGATTTTAACTCTGCTTCACCTGGAATGATGTTCATGGAAATGACTGCGTACGTTGGTGATGTATTATCATATTATACTGATTATGCAATGAAAGAAAATATGATCCAGTATGCGCAAGAACGTAAGAATATATATGCGCTAGCACAGTCATTTGGATATAAACCTAAGATTAGTGCAGCCTCTATTGTATCATTAGACATATATATGGAAGTCCCTGCAACTGGTATCGGAGCTGATTCATTGCCAGACCTAAACTATGCTGGAATACTTGAAGCAGGATTGGTTGTTACTGGAATAAGAGGACAGCGATTTACCACACTAGATAGTTTGGACTTTGCATCTGAATCACAAACAAATAAGACAGAAATAACAATATCTAAATTAGACGAAGCTGGACAGCCAACGTACTATTTGCTCAAAAAACGAGTTAATGCACAAAGTGGAGAAGCAAAGGTTAAATCTGTTGTTATAGCCGATGCAAAAAAATATAATAAGATACTAATTGACGATGTCAATATAATTGGAATTGACAGTGTGGTTGATTCATCTGGCAATATCTGGTATGAAGTACCATATTTAGCCCAAGATACATTGTTTGATGAAAATGTAAATAGCCCAGCATTTGATCCAGAATTATCAGAACAATCGCAGGCAACTCCATACATAATGAGCCTGCGTAAAACAACACGTAGATTTATAACAAATGTTACACCAAAGAATAAACTAGAACTACAATTTGGAGCTGGAATATCATCAGATCCAGACATTGAGATTATACCAAGTCCAAGTAACGTTGGAATCGGATTACATGGTACAACTAATAAATTTGACCAAGCATTTGACCCATCGAACTTCTTGCATACTAATACATATGGACAAGTACCTGCAAATACAACACTAACAATAAACTATACAACAGGATACGGCTTATCAGGAAATGTAAATTCTGATGAACTAACAACTATTGCAGATGGTAAGGTTATTACATATAAAGTTG